CGGGTTCACGGATGCCATCGATGTCCACAGGAGGAGCAGCGATGAATGCTACGACGAAACAGATGGTTGCTGCCAACAGAGTTGGGATCATCAGAACGCCGAACCAACCGACATAGAGGCGGTTATTGGTGGAAGTTACCCAGTCACAAAAATTGTCCCAGGTAGATTGTCCTTGTTGTTGGACGAGAGTAGATTGTGCCATTGAAATTAAACAGTTAGTAAGACCATCAGGGAAATGGTGGAGTTACTATTCCTCTGCACCCTAAGCAGAGGTATGAGAGACGTGATTTAGACACCCTATAGGTCTCGGTTTAAGGGGTGTTACAAGAATTAGAAACGTTACATTTCTTAACCCGTTGATTTATTTAGTATAAACCGTACCCATACTTCCTGTCAACCCCTCTTGGTGCTAAATAACCAAAGATAATACCTTTGGACTTATACCAATGAAAGCAGGTTTAATTGCTTTTGGAATGATATTGATGACCACCACTGTAGCAAATGCAGGTGGATTAGTTACAAGACATCAGTCAAGTCTTCAGCACACAGTAGACGCTGCAAGAACAACCACTTCTAGAATCGGCAACTCTTATTCAGTTTCTGGTAGTGGTGTTGTTACTGACGTTGGTGGAACGGGCACTGCCGACTTGAACGTTGGTGGTCTTGGAACCCTATCTAATGGTGCAGCAGGAGGATCAATCCCAACAGCGACTCAATCATCTTCTGGTGCTGCCTTTAGTTTCAGTAATTCTTTCACCGCAGGTGATGCCACCGATGCAACTGGAACTAACTCAACTGCATATACCGCAGGTAGTGCTGGTGACTATAGTGGTGGTGGTTCTGTTGGTACCATTGATAACAAGCATACACTTACTATCACAGGAACAAGTCAAGGTGCTGGTACTAGTGTAACTGCTCAATTCGTAACAGAACTCACCGTTATAGACTAATGACTAGATTACAAGAAGCAATCGGACTAGGATTGGTTCTTGGTGTAATTCACGGTTTGGCACAACCAGGATATTCCGTTCCGGTGGTTCCAAACTTCACACAAGGCTCAATGACTAGCCACACAGAGACTACTTCAAAAGTCACTGAAACGATTAACTCTATAGATTATTCAACAGGATGGCAATACTCAGTAACTGGAAGCAATGTCTCCAACAATGGGGAATCTCTACTTCCACCAACCACATCAAACAACGTGACAGTGAATCCTTTAGGAGGAACAGAAGGTCAGGTTACAAGTACAGCAACTGGTCTAGACTTCTCCAACTCAAACTTCACAATAACAAATCCAGGTGCAGCATTTCAGTTCACGACAACATATCAAGGTCCTGGGGTCACGAATCAAACTATAATTCAGAGAGTTACAGAGGTTCAAAGCGTAACAGACACTACAAGTATCTTTACCCAGTAATCGGATTACTAATCGCATCCCCCGTCAATGCTGCTGACGTGGGAGGTGTTTCTGCGACTGCTAATCCAATCGCAAATAGCTCAGGCTCGGTGACCAACCAAGCTATCCAGGTTTTACAAGGTCCATATATCACTAATACTTACGGCGGAGGGATCAGTTGTCAAGGACCGACTGCAAACTTTACCCCCTACATTACACATGCTCGTAATGATAAGGATCCATTTGAAACTCATTATCTAGAACCACAATATGATAATAGAGACTTTAAAGGTCGAATGGTAGAAGTAACTAAAACTGTTAAAAACTATCCTTGGGAATCTTGGTACGACGATAGAACGTATACAGATGCATCTGGCAATCAAGTTCGTGCATATGAAGACGGTGCAGATATGACTATCACAGAAATGCAAATGCAAGGTGATGGTGTACCTGATAATGCAGGAGACATTCTATGGCATAAACCGGTAAGAACTGGTATGACTAGAAACTACAGCACCAGTATTGGTTTTTCCGCAACACTATCTTTACCTCTTGATGGTGGATTACAAGAGCGTTGTAAACAAGCAGCAGAAACACAAATTGCATTGCAAGGTCAATTACTTGCCAATAAAAGATTGGATTTTGAGATAGCTCGTCTCAAGAATTGTGGGGAATTGATGCAAAAAGGAATTCGCTTTCATCCTAGAAGTCCATATGCAAAGATATGTGCCGATGTCATAGTGATGAATAAAAATGCTATTGCACCACACAAACATTCAATACCACAACCTACTTCTTCAGGGGTCGAACAGAGCGCAATAACTTCACCGCGTGGTTCCTCTGACGCTGCTCAGCAATCCTCTCACTCGCACTCTGTACCGGGATCTTCTTACCCCGTAAGGTCGCAATCTTCTTCATTACCTTCTTCACAACCGGTTTCACAACCTTTAACAAAAGATCAGCAAGAGGTTTTGCGAGCAGTGCAGAGGTCGTTGCCACAACAGCGATAGATCCTGTAGTAGTTACCATACCTGCTGATGGTATGTTCTGAAGAATCTGAGCGGGAACAGAAAGTGTCTCAAATACTGGGAGACATTCTTTCCCAACCGTTTCATATGCAACAATCTTTCTATTGCCCTCTAGGATTTTTCCTACAGGGTCTTTTAATTGCTGTGCTCTAGTGGGACACTCTGGTAAAGGTGCCTCTGTTTTGGGAACTCTTGGTGATTGTGGTGGTGGAGGTGCTTCTGATTTTGGTGGAGCAACTTTAGGAGGAGGTGGTGCTTCTGTAGTAATCGTTAATTTATTTGTATCATAATCAATCGGTGTGAAGCTAGGGGTTCCAGCATCACACAAAGTCATGACACCATCAGGGTCTTCCTCTTTGAGTGCTGTATTCTTTTGACTATCTTTATGAACCTCAACACAACCAGGAATATTTACAACTGGTACACCAATTTCAGAAGTAACTGGTGGATAAATTGGTAATGCTTGAGGTGGTTCTAACAAATAATTTGGAGGTCTATTAATCGTAATAGTATTAATATCACCACCCTTCAATCTAATATCAGGAATATCCATTAGCAATCATTAAATACTTCACCAACTTGCGAACCGATTTCTGAACCTGCCTTCTGTCCTAGTAGCAATGCCCAACCACCTGCTAACCATCCGACGTAAGGAATATTAGAGACTGCTGGGACGATAACACCAGCACTAATTGCTGTTCCTGCCATCGCACCTTGTGACCGTGCTCCAGCGTCCGCCCGAATGCACTCTTCGTTTTTTGCAAGGGACTTTCCCTCGGCATCAATTGCACCTCCCATGTTACGGGTACCATCCATCGTATATTGATCACGACGGAACTCACGACGCATTTCTGTTGTAGGTCCAAACAATCCTTTCTTATGTTTATCCAGAGTCAAAGATCTATCAGACTCAAGAATTGTTGGATCGTTTGCACGATATTTAATCCTATATCCATCTTTGTCTGCTTCAACTTCATAAGAAGAATAATCACCTCTAGGGAATTGAATGACAGGATAATCGGGTTTACTTTCCTGCATCAGATACCCAAGCAGACCCACATGAGCAACAGCAAAAATACTCCCAACAACAATAGCAACCGTCTTCATAGAAGACCTTTTTGAAGTAGGTTCTGGGTAGTAATCACCAGGTTGCTCCTTATTACTATTAAAAGGATTCATAATGAAGGTATGACAGAACCAGTTGTAGAAGGAATAGCATCACCAGTTGCTTGAGGTAACTCTGGCATTGCTGCATCCAACATTCCAGGGAGTGCCCCTGCAATTGCTTCTGTTGCTGCTGCGGTAATCTTTTCTCTTGCTTCTTCAACCATTACATCCTTATTAAGATATAACCAAGTACCACCACCAACAACGGCAGCAGATACAACAAAAGACGACAGCGCAAGTACATTGATTAGTTTTTGCATAATTGTTCCTTATTTTTGAACACAAATAACTCTGTTAGAAGAAACCAACCTACAGTCAAATGCAGGAGTATTTAGAGCACCAAGAACTGTAACAATAGTAATTGTTGACAACATAGCAGTTTGAGCAACAATTAAGTATGGGATTAGATCTTTTAATTTTTTATTAGATTCCCTTTTCATTCAACCAATGTCCCATGTGCTCTACGAATTTCACGTAGTTCTTCAAAATTCTTTTGCTTGGTTCCACCATCATACTCCCAAGCATAACCTTCTTCAATCATTTGTTCGTTAAGAGATAACGTAGAATCTCCTATGTACAACCAACCGAGAAGGCGACCATACTTGCCCATACCACCAACAAGCTCAGTACGGATAACAAGATCGTCATCCCCACTAATGGCACCATCCAACTTCTCTTTGAGCCAATTCGTCGCATCGATACCTAGCTCCTTTTCTTCTAAGTCTCTTGTGCGTTTCTCTGGTGTATCTACACCAGCAACTCTAACTCTTTCTTTTTTATAAAGATCAAATCCAAGATCAATAGTGACATCAATAGTGTCTCCATCAACTACCCTGTTGATCTCTATCACTCGAAAGTTGTAGCAACTCTTCCGACTCGGTGGTGTCATTGCTCCCATGAGATTCTCTTTCGTCAACTAGTAGTATATATCTAATAACCCAAGAAACTCCTGCCAAAAGTATTAGAATGCTAATTATCACACTCCATGTTGGATCATTGATATCATTCAAAGGTCTTAATACTAAGTTCATTGCTTAGGTTCAACTGCAGAAACTACAGGAGGTTCTTCTTTCTTTTTGGTAACTGCCTTACCATTACCACCTGCCTTAGCAGGAGAAAGTCCGAACGCAGCTAAAGAACCGGAAAAAACCGAAGCTATAAATGTGGGATCAAAATCTAAAATCTTTTGACCGTTTGGAAGTCTTACGTAACTGAATGTAAGAAGAGAGGCAGACCATATAAGTACAACAACTTTAACTAAATTACCAAGAACTTCACTCTTATCTTCATCGTGGTCTTCCTTTTCTACAACTTTGGACTTATCTTCTGCCATTTGTAGAGTAGCAAGGCTCAGTTATTTAGGGTTCTAGTACCTCTACCGTGATGTTTGTGTCGTTTATTTGATTGTATCTTTGACAGAGAACATCACTTCCTTGATGTTCCCATTTGTGATATGCACTTTTTAAGTTTTGGAGGTAATCAGTTCCACCGAGACCAACCATTTCGTCGGCAACGATTTTCTTGATTAACACATCCCTTGTTAAATGTGTCATATGTAAGAATAGTTTTCCAACAATAAACTCTTACATTATAAGACTTAGAGGGATTAGTTCAAAGAGTTTATCTTGGGTGGTTTTTTCCGATTTCTGTATCGGATGTTAATTATTTAGGTAGGTGACCATTTTCAATCAACCACTTACGGGTCAATGGAGTTGGTTCATAGTCACTCCACATTGTGCCACGAGCACAAGATTGAAGTGCTTCCATTGTCATTTTTTCAGTTCTACCTGCCCATCCTGCTTCTGCTTCCCAGGGGACAGCATTTGCTGGATAGGTGCGCTCTGCCATTACACGCCAGATCATAGGCACTTCTTCTTCAGGTTTGATGATGGCAATCAGAGAGTTATTGATAGATCCTGCCATACAATCCTGTGCAGCGTGCCATCCTTCGTGACGCATCACTTGCATCAGATAATTAGTGCTTCCCATAAACTTACGATTAAGGAAGAAGTTATTGCTTACAGTGTGATAAACACCACGATGAGTATGTGGGAAATACTTACTGTCTGCTAGAAACACCCCAACTCCGACCTGCTCAAGAGCGACAAGCATTGCGTTGAACTCGTCAGCAACAAAATCAAAATCAGTATCGGGATACTCATCAGCAACAGTTGCGATGCTTTCGATTTTATCCACTCCATCAGTACACTCTCGAAGTAGCATACACCCCATTGCATCCATACTATGGTAACCCTTGGTGATCTTAGAGTCATCAGCAAGTGCAGGAGTTGCCATAGCAGCTGCTGCAAGAATAGCAAAAATAGTCTTACGCATAATAAGCCTCATAGTATTTAACGATTCCATCGGTTCTCATATTACCTTGAGAAACCCAATCATGTACACATTCGTAAATGCTTTGATTTGAATAACGTGGTGAACCATCAGAGCAAATTTGAGAACCAAACTTCTTTAATAGAATGTTCAGTGCTTGAGTTCTTACATCCATACGTTCATCACTGTAACGCCAATCTTCGTTCATTTGTTAAACTGCCCCATACCATTACCAGAATTCCAACCACCAGGACCTTCATGAAAGTTCTCTGAACCACCTTGCGATTCGGAAACTGTATTCCAATTAGAAGTTGCTTTTTGGTACATCAATTCATGAATGTTTTCTGGTTCTTTAGTTTCCTGTTCTTTACGAATATCATCATGAAGTCTTTGTGTTGCTTCTCTCTGACGATGTTCTTCTTGTTTTTCTGTAAGTGTAGGTGCGGGTCCAAACCAAGGGTCATCTTCAAGATATGCAGGTGCAGGAACACCAACATAAGGTTCATAATAATTTAAAGCATCTTCAATAAATGCATCACCCTCATCATACTGTTCTTGAAAATCTTGACAGTCTACAAGATTATCATCAACGGCACACTCAACTTGCCAACTTCCCATTGCTTCAGGGGAGTGAAAGACTTGCCCTAGAGTTTCTTTTAGTTTGCGAATGATCATGCCCAGACTAGCTTCTTACTATAGTTATATGAGTAATGTTTCCTATTACCCTCAATACCCCATCCCAACCAATAAAAGGCAGGGACCATGTATTGATCTACAGTATAACCCCTTCCTTCAAATTCGGGAAGTATCCCCTGAAACTGATTTTCATTAATCATGTAACGGGTTTGCCCTTCTAGACTACTCGGGTCACAATTGTACTTCTTACAGAAACTACCTAACCCCAGATAACGCTTCTCAGTGGTCCACTGAATAAGTCCGTACCCACCCCGATGACAATCAGAATAAGGAACTCTAGCCCCTCCCTCGCAAATGTTGGAATGGAAGTTACTCTCCTGTTTAATATTTCCCATGATCGTAGCAAGAGCATTACGATCACGAATTTTTGTTCTTTCTTGGAGTTGTGCAAGGACATACTTTTCTTCTGGGGTACAATCTTCACACTTCCAAGTTTTTTCTACAACCTCAATTTCAACAGTAGGAGGTGTTTGTATATTATTTACAAACGTAGGTCCTTGCGATGCCGTAAGCAAAAGAGAACCCAGTAGAGTCGTGCGTAAAATCATTAATCTCATTTGAACACCACTATGATAGCACGAGAGATCGTGCCTGTCAACAAATAGAAAACACCTGATACTTTGTCATATTGCTAGTCATATAAAATATCTCTGGATCGTAAATTAATACTTGATTATGTTCAATGTCTTTTTGAAAAGAAATAAATTTAGATTTATCCTCCGGTTCTTCAACCATTTGATAATTAGTACCAGGTGCTAATTGATCAAGAGAATTTTCATCGTCCTGTGTTTCTGGTTCTACAATAATTTCTTTTAACTGATTTCTTAAAGAAAAAACAATTTGATTATTATACTCACCACCACTCAAATTAACTATGGCATTATATTTTGCAGATCCACAATCAAAATCATTTTGAGTATTATCAGTAGAAAAATAAACAAGATTATGTCTTCTACTATTACCATCAGTATTTAAAAGTTGGCAGAAAAATTTATATATTGGTATTACTCTATTATCTCTAGCGATTAACTCTTCTTCTTCTCCAAATTCATATGATGCAACACTATCTGGTGTTAGATAAAACATTTCCATAGACAATATATCAGAAGTTAAATCATCGTCTATGTCTATTCTGTATTTTTGTAAACCTGATTGTTGTCTGTTTAGTAAAAACATTTTTCTCAATACCTGTACTCTTCAATTTTATCTAATACTTTATTGAGATACTTCTGTGCTATTTCTTTTTCTCCAGGGTATCCTTCATCATGATCAACACTATGCTTCAACTTAAAAATATAACATTTTAGTTCTTCTTTATCCAACTGACCACGTGGCATAATACTAAAATAACTCTGCCCATTATATAGGACAGAGTTTTAAATTATGCTCTCAGATATTCTAGAACTCTATCTGGATGTGTTGCTGAATATGGATCTTCTTCACAATTATCACACATGCCAGGTTCTGCAATTACCTTTTCAATAATTTGATTATTAACTACAATTACATTTCTCCAAGGTCTGTTACCGTAACCTTCACGATTTCTCTTAACTAGATAACCCATTTCAGAGGTGAATTCACAGTTACCGTCAGAGATAAAGAGTGCATTAGGACCAACAGTATCAAAATTATTTGCTAGTTGCCACTCGTTTTGAGTCCAAACATCATTTGTTGTCAAGACATAAACTTTATCAATACCTTCATCCATAAAGTCTTGATATGCATCTTTGATATCTTGAAGATGCTCTTCACCACAAACACGATTATTTGCACCAACTAATGAAAACACCACTACTCTTTTATTACGAAAAAGATCAGCAGCAGTAATTTTCATTGGGTCCATATTATCAAGATAAAAAAGTTCCACATAAAGTGGAACTTGATATCCTGCTGGGATAGGTGATGGTTTCATTTTATTAAAGATACTTACCTGTTAAGATATTTATGTCACCAAATACCTGGGATAATTTGTCCAGTTGTTGCATAACTACCCATTGCTGCAATGACACCGATCATTGCTGCCCAACCATTAATACGTTCTGCTCTTTCAGTCATTGTTGTTCTCCTAGTGTAAGATAGAATTGTTCGTTGTTACTTGGGGTGTTCTCATAGATTGAAGAATCACCATAAGTTTTGTGATCTTTATATCCAACCATACGACCCTTAGTATTTTGAAGGGCAGGTTGGAAGACAATGAAGAAGAATACTCCTGGGGCACCAATCAAAAGGGCACCACCAATAACATAGTAAGTAAGAATTTCAAGAAGGGAGTTTTCCATTTTGTGTTTTGTTAATAATGATGACTCGTTTGCCATCGTGGGTAAATTGTAACTCATCGTCAGGATCCCACAGTAGCTCTTCATACAAATCGTCGAGCTTCTGAATGTCTTCCCAGAGTGCGTCAGGATTAGGCATATTGACTCGTTAAAGTTTTAATATTTTGTGTAATTTGTAATCCTCCAGTTTTTTTCTCAAGCAAAACACCATTAGGAGAAGCAATAACAAGAACAGGAGTTGCAGTTACACCATATTTTTTAGCAAGATCAAGTGCTTCCTGCGTTGGGGTTGATCCAAAATCTTCTAAATCAACATAATCAATTAAATCAGGGTCAAGTTCAATAGACCTAAAATACTTGTCTACTAAAGCACAAGGACCACATGATTTTTTAGAGAAGAGATAGAATTTATTCATTTGCTATAAGTGTCGTACATTTTAGCATCATCAGACTTTTTGATTTCGGCAGCAAGTTCCTTATCAGTCTTAAGATGATGTGCCTTCAGATCAGTATTTAGAACAGAAGGTACTGTAGGATTACGAGACCTATTCTTAATTACAATAAATGCATCTTTGTTGTACTTACGAGTACCTTTGACAGGTGCCCACTTAGTACCAGCACCATCAATCTCATAGACAGAGGTGCCACCAATTTCAATAGCAATGTCTTCTTCGGTGGTCCATCCCAAATTGTTAATTGCTCTTGCAATATCTTCAATAAGAGATTTTTCCATCACATGCTCTTCGGGTTCAAGTGATCCGTGCATCAGTACAGAGTCTCCTCTTGTTCAGTTTGGATAGTAACATCAGAAGTAGGATATGCAACACAGGTCAGAACAAATCCTGCTTCCATTTGATCATCATCCAAGAAGGACTGATCACTTTGATCAACAGTACCACTCAGGATCTTACCAGCACATGAAGAACATGCACCAGCACGACAAGAGTAAGGAAGATCTACACCTGCTTCATCAGCAGCATCAAGAATGTATTCATCGTCTTCGCAGGTAATAACTTTTTCACCTTCAGAGGTTTGAAGAGTAATAGTGTAATCCATCAGTAAGTTTCGGAAAGTTGTTCTACAGTATAACCCAAAAGACAGAAGAAGGCAACTGTCGTGAGGGTAAAAATAATTTCAGTCATCAGAATCCAAACATGCCGAAGAAGAAGACACTACCAGTAGTAGCATAAGAGATCACTGCAGCAACAAAACCAAGCATTGCTGTACGACCATTCAGTTTCTCCGCTTTTTCTGCATAGGTCTCATAACCATAACGCTCAGCGTCGGTCTTCGAGACATACATTTGCGGTTCTTTGGCAAACATATTCTGTTGCCCAAACTCATTGGTTGTTACGGTCATTGTCTTTGTAAAGATTTACAACATAATTATATAGCAAATGTAAACTTATGTCAAGACCATGTTTGTAGTGATTATTACTTATTTGACTTGTTAGAGATTCTTCCTAGGTATGGATCGTAGTTCATGAGCACAGAAAGGTCTGTTTGACACCCAGTAGTCTGCCACCAGTTCATCAGTGCATTATGACTTCCCCTATGAAAAATATCAATATGTTCAGGATGTATTGCAGATCCAAGATCTAATCTATACAAGAAAAGAGGTATAGAATATGTTTTACCAGAACCTAAAATAGTATCTTCAGAAACTGCTCTTGGTTTTACTCCATTGTCTAATTTATATTTCTTTCCTCTAACATGATTTTTTAAAACTTTTGCAGCATGATGTCTAGAAATTAGATAAGCAGCAGCAGAAAAATCATTGATAAAATATGGATGCAATACAACATGAATATCTCCTGTAGAAATTATACTCATCTGAATACAATCCCAATCATGTGGAAGTTTTGATACAAAGTCTTTCCAAGTGAAATTCCAATACTTCACTGTCTCAAATACGACATCATCTTCGAAGATGACTGCATAAGGATCATCAGTATTCTCATAAAATTCTTTGATTGCTTTGATATGTGTCAAGCAACAACCAATTTCTCCCTCACTCATATGATCAGGAGCACGACCACTGAGATATTGACAAACATCATCTGTACGTCCATCAAAACCAGAGACTCTTGTATGATTTTCAATTTCCCAATAATCAAATTGCTTCTCCATATACTCACGTCTGTGAGTATCGGTATCAAGATTCAACCAATAAATTGGAGGTAAACCCTTCAACTTACTGGTTGATTTATTTTTTTCTAAGAACTCATCCATCATTCAAAATACTTAATCAGTTTTTCTCTATCACCTTTAATGTAAGAGATAGCTTCTCTAAGATCTGGTTGAACACCTTCTACTAGTGCCATCATTTCTTTAACAGCAATATTTTTATTGTAGTTGGTTCCCTTAGCATGTTGAATCTGATGATTGTAGTCACGAATAACTGGTCTACCTTTAATGAAAGATATTCCATTATAAACCATATCCCATCCCCAACCCATCTTCATAGTTTCATGGGTCATTAGTTTATCAAGTCCTCTTTCATAGTAATCATCAATAATATCTCTATGAATAAACCAAACCGTCTCATCGGTACATGCAACCATCTTGATATTTTCATCTTCAGACTCAATACCATGAATATCGGTATGTTGAGGTGTATACCAAACATTAGTTACATCTGGTGCATACACTCCCCACTCATATAGATTATAATATTTTCTTGCATCCTTTACAAGTTCATCATAATTATTAAACACAGTATCACCTTGACAATGCATCATAACTTTTTTATCTGGTTTTAGAAGTCCCAGTGCAGTTACCCACTGTTTAGTGAAATATGCAAAATCATCTAATTGAACCCAACCAGGTCTTGTGTTCTCTTCATCACTATTAATAACAGTTACTTCACCAAAAATTTCTTTGAGAGAATCTTCAATGGCACAAGACTTTTCAAATTGACCTCTCCAATTAAAGATAAATGGTTGAATATCTTGTGTACGAATTTGAGCAAAACGTTCACCAGATACATCTAGATCATCATGGTCACCATGATCATTACTTGTATCAAGATCCTGATATAGAACTTCTACACTTGGATTCAAAACTCTTGCATAATTTGCAATATTAGAAGACTTGCAGATAATAGTCTTACACTTTGAGAGTGTAGTTGCGTCAATAAGAACTTCATCACCTGCCAAAATTCTTTCTGGACTATTTGGTTCTGCTTCTATGGAATAGTGAAGCCCAGACTTACTATCTGTCCTTTGATGATCATTATAATAAAGATCAAGATCACCAAAATGTTCTCTAAACTTTTCTATGACACCTTCTTCATCTGTAGTAATAAAGATTGAATCATAGTTACCAGATGAATACTCTTCTGCTGCAGCATCTAAGTATTGTTCAACACTGACAAATTCAGTGTGACCAATACCATCAGTGCCACGATAATGAACACCAAGACAATTTGAATACTGATCAGAGTCAATCCCGTCGATGAGAGATTTAACTCTCTCATTAAGAGGAAAATATTTGATATATTTTTTAAGATCTAGATCCCTATAAGATGGCCAACAATAATTCAAATCCCAACCTTCCTGAGAGTTGAATGCTTGATCAGCATCATCAGTTACCTTTGTTTCGTCAAACCAATTGTCTGCTTTACCGTACAACATAAACATGGACGGTGATACACAAACATCCTCAGGTTTTACACCAGATCTTTCTAATGTTCTGAAACTTGTAAGTACTGTAAGATAATTAGAAAGGAAACCTCTATGTTGCCCCTCAAGTAGTCTAATTCTAAATCCCATTTCAGTCTCCTTTTTCAATACGAATACTATCTTCATCAAAATGTTCGGTAGAAAACTCAAACATTTCGGTATCTTCCAATGCAAACATTCTATGCCTCATGCCTTTAGGCACATGAAATTTGTCACCCTCTTCTAATTCTTTTACGTATGCTAGTTCAAATTCATCGAAGTTACTCCAATAAACTTTAAGTTTACCAGTACGAACATAAAAGACTTCATCTTTTTTCTCATGGTAATGCCATGAGCACTGCTTACCTTTACAGAACCAAAGAATTTTACCACAATAAAGTGGACCATTAGTAATCCATTTTTCGTAACCCCATCCCTTAGGGACGAACTTTATCGGGTCGTTTTGTGAAGAAGTCATTGTCATTCATTCCTTTGTCGTCGATGTAGTAGTCACCAGAAGGTTTACCAAGATGAAGTTCATGGTACTTACACCCCCAAGACTTCAATTGAGACTCAGTGAAGTTGTAGAATTCTTTCTCCGCTAACTCGCGGGAGTTGTCAAATCTACCCATACCTCTAGCAGTCAAATAGACAACATAGTTGCCTTCATCATATAAGTTATTTATTACCTGTATTCTATCCCATCTTGGAACAGCATGAGTGTATCGACCTTCACCAGGACCAGGATAACAAATAGTACCATCAATATCAATTACATATCTCATAATACCTCCTCGATGTCCCATTTTTGAATTTGATATGTACCACGATGCTGAACTGATCTAGTTGCCATTTGAATTGCTTTGTCAATAGAAAATGGTAGATCTTTTCCATTTGCATGAAGATATGTAAGAGTTGATATAAAGACATCACCAGCACCTGTGACATCATGCACATCAACTTTCGGTGCAGGAAATACTCTACTATTCCAAGTTGCACCGTCCTTACCTCTTGTCACGATAATTTCCGATTCATCATCAACTTCCAAAAGTGCTTGATCTTCAAACTCATTGATTTTAATTATTGCATTTTTATAGCAAGTCAAATCAGTTTTCTTTGAATCTACAAATACAGGTCCATCAAAGTCTTTACAAATAGATGAAGCAACTTGATGAGTAATCAAACCTTTATCATAATCAGAAAAAACTATAGCATCGTATTGTATAGAGTCCTCTAGAAAATCCCAAATAGTCAGTGCTTTCTTGACTTTATCACCTTTGTCAACTCTAAGAAGTTGATGACCAGATCTCTTATCAAGATACCTAATTTTAATTAGATCGTCTGGATCGTTAGAAATAAAGGTAACATTACATCCGAGAGCAAGTAAGTTTCTCTCAACGTTTGCTGCCATACCAGGACACACAGATCCCCAAGAGTAATCCATAATGGGCACTGGTGCCTCAGGGCTAATCCTATTACACTCACCATAATGATATTCGTCTTGGCAAGACTCACCAATCAGTAAGATGTTTAACGGTTTTAGTTGTTGAGTACTCTCCGATTCTATCAAAAAACCGAACTTGTTTCGCATAGTGTGAACCTACTACTTCTTTTCCTTTCCAATCGGAACCTACTACCATTGTATCAGGTTTAATTGATTCTAGCAAATATTCTAGTTCTTCTCTAGTATCAAAAATATGAACTATATCAACATATCTTATAGATTTGAGAACTGCTGCTCTGTCATATTGTGAAAAAATAGGTCTCTTGGGACCCTTCATCTCTGCCACCTTTCTATCAGAATCAATGGCAACAATGAGATAGTCTCCAAAAGACCTTGCATACTCTAGAAGTTGAATGTGTCCTGGATGGAGAACATCAAAACAACCATTAACAAAAGATATTTTCATTTCTTTTTAAAGACAGCAGTTAAAATATTTGTCTCACCCTCCTTATTTTTTCTGATCGTATCTTCAATATTACTAGAAGAGATAAATGTGTATCCCATACGTTTCATAAAATTGTAAAGAGAGTCTTCATCGAAATGCCAAAGATGTTCATCAGGTCTACGATGCTTCCAATTCATAAACCAATCTTCACTTTTATTGTGACAATGTGGTACAGAAATACAAACATAATTACACTTCAAATCTTTAACAAATTCAATATCTTCAAAGTGTTCAAGTGAATCAAAGAAGGTGATGACATCATGAAAATCAGATAAATCTTCTACAAATTGACAACCTTCAGGAAGACTAAAATTTGTTATATCAAAACCAGAACAGTTTTCTATAATGTTTTTACAAACCTTGAGAAAACTGCCGTCACCATACCCAACATCAAGAATACTATCTGGAACTCTACCAATAGATCCGATAATATTACCTAAACGAAGATACCCCATATAAGTAGGCAATTCACCATAATTAACATACCTAGTGTTTACATAATTTTCATTATAATCAATAACAGATTTTTCAATCTGATAGATTATACCGTCTCTATTTTTTGTATAGTTTTTCATTTTCTAAAAGGATAATCAACAATTGCCCATCTATTATTATTTGCATCACAATTAACCTGAATAATAGTATTCATTCTAATATCATGATAGTAAAGATTAGGTTTGATATGCTTTGCCATACTATCAACTAAGCAGAAGAATGAACTAGCAACGCAATGAACCTCTTTAGCATTTTCAATTAACTTCTTGTATGCAAGCATATTTGTGGTCTGCCCGATTTGTATTTCAACAACCTTAATGTTTTTGTTGAATTTACCCTTTCTCCATGACCACATTTCTATGGGATAATCACCCTCAGAACTTGAATTCTTATGAACAACAATATACTCGGAAGCATCACCAACTAATTTATCATAAACTTCATCAGAACCAGGAACTTCTTCAGGCATCTTAAACATATCATATCTTTGCTTGAATAAGATATTTGCCTGTTCGTAAAACTGCCTATCAAAATTAACAGCAAAAAATTCTTTCGGTGAATTTACTCTTTGAAGGTTTCTATAATAAACTTTTTCAAATCCAATTCTTGTAACTGGCCATTCTTTTTCTTGTGCCCATTGAAACATTTCTCTCTCAAGAGTTGCCCAATCATCATTAAAAGGATGAATGACAATATTATCAAAATCTTTGTATAAACAGTCTACTGTTTCAAAAAATTTTTTATGGCAGGGTATATGCAGAGTATCACAAAGATTCTCCGCATAGTAATGAACTATTCCATTGCAAATAAAATGATCACCTAAAGAAGTATGATGATGAAAAACAAGATCTTTAAACTGAGTCATTCTGTTAGTCTTCCAAATTGATCAAACTGAAATACATTCTTAGTATTTCCTCTATAAAGATTTGCCCATAATGCACAATTACCAGTATGATTTACTAAGTAACCACACTCAGATACAATTCGTAAAGCAGCATCAAACCAAAGCTGATGATCTTTTGGATCCCCATTTTTCGATTCAATAGTATCAAGAACAGAAAGATTTGTATAGGAGACTTGAGTTTCTTGGAATGAAATCATTTTTTCACCGAGCTCAGATTTAAAGAAATCACGAACTTTACCATCATCAGTTTGAATTAAAACTTTTTTAGCACCAGTAACTTTTAAAAGTTCATTAACAACTTTAAGGTAATCTTCTGGTGATGCTAATCTTACTTCAGTACCTTTATCAGTACCTCTATACAGAACAGAAATGACATTTTTTAAATCTAAGTCATTAAAATATTTTTTCAATAATGTTGTTTTTCTAGAAGAAACAATATCACTTGGACTAAAAAATCTTTTAACTATTTGATTATACAAATCCCAATCATATAAATCAAATTGCTTTTGATTTTCATCTGGTAAAGTTATTTTTTTACCTATCGTTACTGGTACAGATGAATCTATTCTATGGAAATCTGGGTAGATATCTTTATATCTATCTGCTGGTTTAAATCTTTTGAAACCATAATCAAAAGAAATTTTATCTGGAATAATATTATGATTACAAAGAAGAATCAATAAAGATAAAAAAGTTTGTGTTTCATTAGAATAAAAACCACAGTTCCACATGCACTGGAGTATATTCATTTCTGGGTGATCTATAGAAGAACATCCACCAGTTGCTGAAGTATATTTACAATGTCTTAATTTCATAGTTGCTCCTTAATCCATGTATAAGTTTTAAGAATACCTTCCTCAAGAGACATTACATAGTCCCAATTAAGTTTTTCACGAATCAAATCATTATTAGAATTACGTCCACGAACACCAAGAGGACCATCGATATGATTCTTCTCTACAGTCTTACCAGCAACACGAGCAGCAGTATCTACCAGTTGATTGATAGTCACCATCTCCTCTGAACCAATATTTACAGGTCCAATGAAGTCGGAGTCCATGAGTCGTCTAGTTGCTTCAATGCATTCGTCAATGAACAGGAAGGAACGAGTCTGTAGACCATCTCCCCACACCTCGATAGTTCCACCTTGTTCTGGGAGGTAAGCGACTTTACGGCAGATTGCAGCTGGTGCTTTCTCTCTTCCACCGTCCCAGGTCCCTTCAGGACCAAAGATGTTGTGGTAGCGAGCAATGCGAACAGGAATGCCGTGGTTACGATTGTAGGCAAGGTAGAGACGTTCACTGAAAAGTTTCTCCCATCCATACTCAGAGTCGGGATTTGCTGGATATGCTGAATCTTCACGACAATCGGGGTTATCAGGATCAAGTTGATTATGCTCTGGATACATACAAGCAGAACCAGAATAGAAAATCTTAGTTTTATTTTGCTCTGTAATCATATTCCATTTACGTTGCTCTTCAAGAACGTTTAGATTGATTTGAACAGAGTTGTTCATGATGTCTGCATCGTTCTCTCCAGTGAAAACGAAACCTGCACCACCCATATCAGCAGCAAACTGATAGATCTCATCAAAAGGTTCAAGGAACTTGTCTACAATATTTGCGTAGAAGTTTCCATTGTAACCAGCAAACTTAATACATCGACTAACCATATGTCGATCTCTAAGATCACCAATAATGAATTCATTAGCTTGAGTCGAAGAGAACTCAGGGTACTTGAGATCCACACCACGCACCCAGTATCCTTCTTGCCGAAGTCTCTTGACCATATGTGATCCAATAAAACCACCAGCACCAAATACTAGTGCCGTCTTCTTATATTCGGACATAATGTTTTTAAGTTCTTAGTATATATTATAGTTTAATCCATCGTGGATTATCAAGAGTCCACTGAACAACTTCAGAAACTCTTTCTTCAATTGGTTTTGGTTCCCAACCCATCATCTTCATTTTTTCACCAGATAAAGCATAACGAAGATCGTGACCAGGACGTTGAGAGTGGAAATCAACTAGTTCATAATTTAATTGCTTATTTTGAATCAAAGCAATCATTTGTGCTAATTCTAGATTGTTTAATTCTCTAGCACCAACAATATTAAACTTAGGACACTTGGCACCACCCCAATTGTTCTCTTCAATTGTATCTTGATTCAATAGAAATAACAATGCATCAGCAACATCTTCAGCATGAATATAATGTCTTGAACCAGGTACTGTTTTAGTTGGATCACTATGAATGGTAATAGATTCACCGTCCCGAATGCGTTTGATACACATAGGAATAAACTTCTCTGGGTGCTGACGTTGCCCAAAGACGTTCATCGTATGAGTGATATAGACAGGAACACCATAAGTATTGTGATATGCAACTGCTAGTTCTTCACCACCTGCCTTTGTTGCACTATATGGGTTAGTAGAATTATAACGATCATTCTCTTCGTAATTTACCCCAGCAGGTGCAGGACCAAAGACTTCATCAGTGCTGAAGTATACAAACCTTTCAAGATTATCCACACTACGAGCATAATCAAGAATATTTGCTGTACCAACTACATTGTCAAGAACGAACTCCATAGGATATTCGATACTACGATCAACATGAGAACCAGCAGCAAGATGTAGAATGTAATCTACCTTGCCAATTTCAGATGCTATTAGTGGATTTACTGCTGCTTTTAAATCATGAAATACAACGTTTACTCTAGACCTATCTTCATCAGAAAAGTCTTTAAGGACATCTTGAAGACGATTTAAATTACCACTAAAGTCTAATCTATCAAGAGTAACAATTTCCCAATCAGTTTGCTTCAGGATTTGAGAAATAACATGATGTGCAATAAACCCAGCACCACCAGTAACGAGTGCTCTTTTCATATTACAGTTTATACTACATCTGCTATTATACAAAAAAAGCAGGGTTTACGCAACCCTGCTCTATAAGGTCTTTCATGCACGCCACTTGCTCTTTAATCAGAAGCAAGAAACTGAGCGGGGTAACCCCATCCGCACCACTTGCTCTTATGGTAAAGCAAGAAACCCGAGGGGTCGTTGACCCATCCCGACCAGGGTTGTTTACGTGTCTCCATCACGGGCATATTGGGGATGACTCCACCAGGGTAAGTTTATAGTCTGTCCAAGACTAATCAATAGTAACATCGAAAGATATACAAAATCTTTCATGTGGTGAAAGATTTGTCCCAACACTATGAATCAATTGAGAAGGGAAGATAAAAAGATACTCTGTTTGTGGAGTTATATTTAAATTATCCGATGTAAATTGATTAAAGTTTTTTAAAGTGGGAACAAGAGAGGTTTGAAAACAACTATTGCCTTCAAAAGTAATATCACCACTTTTCGAATTTACTTCTAAGTAATAAATTCCACTAAACAGACAATTAGTATGTAAGTGTCTTTGACCCCAATCTTTTTGTTGATGTTTAATAGCCCAAGATCTACTAATGTTTAGTGGTACATTATTGTCTATACTTAGATCTTCATAACCAAAATGATTTAATTCTACTTGAATTTTATCACGTAGGTTTTTTAGTTCTGGTATTTCTAAAATGTTTTCACTTTCACTGATCCATCCATTTTCCATGGAGGTTCTCTTGTAAGAAAGATTCTTTACACAAGAAATCCAAGACCCCTCTATCTTTATGACAGAAGAATAAAGGGGTGTTGCGAAAATTGGACTTATATTTCGTTTAGTTGGAAGCACGAGCAACATCCTTTACGTAAGCAGGAACACCATCGGGGTCCAACCAACAGGTATAATCATGATCTTCCATTGCAGTTAGCAACTGCATTTCATTATCACAAAGATACATGTCACGATATCGTCCAGTATAGGAGTCTACCTTTTGAATACGACAGTCTGGCATACCGTTGATTTCTAGTTTGCCACACTGAATATAACGATAAGGAAACCGTTCAAGAAGAACAGTTGGTTTTTTCACTTTTTTCATTTCCATCAGGCAACCTCTACAGTTTCAAGATCGATAGCAACTTGATCCATTAGCATCTCATAATCATCTAGAGGATCACCAGAGAACACAATACCGTTATTTTCATAAAATTTACGGACCTTTTTGAAAAGTTTCGGATTCTTTACATCAAGGAAAATTTCACCGTTTGCTGCACTACGAAGAGTTTGAATGTCTTTCTTGAACTTAGAAGTGATAGTCATCGTTTCGATTGTTGACCTTGTTATTATAAGGTTTTGACTTTATATAGTCAAGATGCCAGAAGTAAATCTGGCAATCGGAATGACAGGATTCGAACCTGCGACATCTCGCTCCCAAAGCGAGTGCTCTACCAAACTGAGCTACATTCCGCAACGTTACACTTATCAGTATGCTATGTGGGCACTACACCCAGAATACTGACAGTTTGTAACGGAGCAAGAGAGTAACCAACTCTCATTCACAGTGTGGTTAGTACCATGGCAGGGTGCTCACTCCCCGTCACTGTAGTAATTATACCACTATTTGTGGTGCTTTGCAAATGGTTCCCAGTGTTCCCAACCATACTTGTGAACTAAGTGCATACCAATAATGGGCACAAAGACTAAAAAGAACCCCATGACACCTAAGCACCATGGGGTTTGCATTACATGCCTAACGAACAGTTGAACGTGGTTCATCGAAGTATGCGGGTAAAGGACAACCTTTAAAGTTCTCTATCTCTTTAACAGATAGAACAAACATGGTACAAAAACCAAGGCAAAAAGCAAAAAGCATTTGAGGGAAGTTATAGTTCCCCATGTAAGCAGTAGGATCAGGTTCATCATCATGAGGATGAAGATGCTTTGCTACTTCTTTTATTCTTTTTTGTTTCTCCTTTTCTTTGTCATCCATTTTAACCTCGGTATCTACCTGGCCATGTTAATTGCATTCCAGCAATAAGCAATGAAATAAAAGCAAACACAAACAATAATGTCATTGCTGAACAGAATCCCAATCCTTCTGGAATAGATCAAGACCTTCTCTAGTCAGAACATGATCATACATCTTCCAGAAAGTCTTCGGTGGAAGTGTACAAATATTTGCACCATACATGAAGCATCTAGAAACATGATGCACATCACGAACTGATGCGGCAAGAACTTGTGTAGTGCTGAAATGCCTGTCGTAAGTATTTGCAATGGCACGAACAAGTTCTACACCACTAAAACTATTATCATTACATCTACCAACGAAAGGTGATACATATGCAGCACCAGCACGACGTGCAAGAATTGCCTGTGCTACAGAGAAGATAAGAGTTACATTAACTCTTCTACCAGTAGCAGCAAGTGCTGTACATGCCTTAAGACCTTCGATTGTACATGGAACCTTGATGGTTACATTACGACAATCATCAAATGCTTTTGCCTGATCAATCATCTCTTCTGCTGTATCAGCGACAACTTCAGCAGAAATAGATTCAAAAATTTTAAACTGGCTTGAAATCTCTTTAATCACTTCAACAGGATCACGACCACTTCTTTTAATAAGAGTAGGATTGGTAGTAATACCTTCGATCATGCCCGTTTCATGAGCTTTTTTGATCTCATCAATATCAGCAGTATCTAGAAAAATTTTCATTGGTTTGGATAATTCGTAGTATATAGATCAATTATTCGGCATCTTTTCTGCCGATAATATACCCCAGGAGTATACCACTTAACCAAGCAATATACAAGTATAACATCCAGGAGATTTGTTCAATAAAATCAGTCAGTAGCATCTTCTACCTCCTCATAAAGAGGGCATGGTTCTTCAAATAACATTTGCATTCTTAAGTGTTTAACTCTTGCCTGTAGCTCTTTTAAATCTTCTTCTGACATTAGTTCAATGTAATTTTTAACCATGGCAAAAGTGGAGGGATCACTCCAATGAGTCGAAGTAAACCCTCAGCAAAAAGTGCAAGAACAACCCAACCAACACACATACTGATAATCGAAGCATTACGATTATGCTTTCGTATGGCATCATCAATCATCTCCTGCACTTCTTCTTTAGTTGCCCATTCAGGTGGTTCTGTTCCCTTACCCCAATCTTTAAACATTATTCAGTTTCCTGTGACAAATTATCCATCGGGTCAGGTCCACCCGATACTATAGAACAAGCTCGACGATAATAAAAATTATCTGTATTTCCCGATGCTTCTAAAGCTTCTTTGACTCTCACCCAATTTTCGTAGGATGTTTTGTCCATTTGTTTTTTTGTGAAATACTTACTAGCTATTATAGTAAGCACTTTCACCCATGCAACAAAGTGTTCATTTCGTAACACTCCTTAAACAAATATTAAATTTTTAAACGGAAAGGGTGGGATTCGAACCCACGGTGCTACTAACACGGCAGTTTTCAAGACTGCTACCTTAAACCACTCGGTCACCTTTCCAAGTTTTATCGAACTTCAAAGTTCAATTTACGTACTTTACGTTGCCTTCTTTGTTCTTGCCACTCAATATCTTGTTGTGTCAAGACACTTTTTTTATCTGTAGGTTGTGGTGAATTTAACATAACAACCAATGATAAGTCAACTGCAGAGACTCTATCACCACGAATGGTCGTCATATTTGGGCATCCACAAGTCACCGTCTTATTATGATGCCCCTCCAACTCCTTACCACAGGAGCGGCATCTTACTTTGATACAATCCATTGTATGACCAAGTATACTTCTTCATTGATTCTATTTATCTAAATTCAGGTCCACCATACCAACCAGATATTACAGTTCTTTCTCCAGACTTGAGAGGTCTAACTCTGTGTATAGCAGTTGATGGAAAAATAATACAATCACCCATATCAAATTTTAAAGTTTCCATTTCTTTACGACCATCTAAAAGAATTTGAAACTCACCACCTTCATAATCTTCTTTACTACTAAGAGATAAAACAATAGATAATTTACGAATACCAACATCATTAGCTGGTACACCTATATCAGAATGCCATTTATAACCAGAACCCTTTCCATCATAAAAAAGAAAATTTAAATCATCGTACCAGTTTTTTATATCAAAGTTAAAAACATCGTTGTTTGCTGCTCTAATATAATAATCAAGAACACCATTAATCCAATGAGATCTAGGAATATATCCAACTAAACAATTTCTAATATCTTTGTCTACTGTATTGCTACTACATTTAGCTTCAACAATTTCTATATTATCATTTACAAAATCAAAAATACTCTTACATACAGAAGAATCAATCCCAGTATTAAAAAACACGAATTCAGGACGATTTTGCATTTTCTTTATCCTTTATATGCAAGATGACGGGATCGAACCGCCGACCGCCTCGGTGTAAACGAGATGCTCTACCTCTGAGCTAATCTTGCTTCTCTTCATATTTTAGCATATACTCTACAGTTTTGGCAACATCCTCCATTGCATCCCGTAGAACTGGTCGTTGTCCTGCTTCCATCCACTTCACATCTTTCTCATCAGTAAGAGTCCAACGCCATTGACCCATACCTTTTGAGTACCAAAGATTAATTCTCATGGTTTTTGATTTGCTTAGAACTCCAGAATGCTAGAGCAATTAATGCAAGGTAGAACAAAGTGTCATCAATCATTACAAGAAAAAAGATGACAGACCCACCATACTTTAACCAGTCAGGCAATCTACTAGTATATCTAGCAATGAATGGTCTAACTTTATTTTCAAACTTGAAGTAAAGAATAGCACCAAGTGTTACTGTAATCTCACTCATCGGAACGATGAAGTAGAGAGAAAGAATAATAAAGATAGGCCAGTAGTGCCTCTCTGGTATTTTCTTCAAGAGAGAAACATACTTACGGATAAGTTTTTTCATTAATTCAACTCCCAACAAGTTTCTCGTGCCAACTCTGGATTTTTTTGTAGTGCTCTGTGAACATGCCCATGAACATCTTGTTCTAAAGTGTGATGTGCTTTGGTATGAACAAATTCAATCACCCCAAGAGATCCACAGATCATTAGATTTATGATAGTGACAGGGTGAAAAAGATACCGCATGAAAAAAGGGGTGCCGTCGCACCCCCATCATAACACCTAGATGTTTAGTTGTAAACTCAGAAGTTATACTTCACACCGAGTTTACCACCGTACCCACGGTCAACGGAATCAGAACCAGAACCAATGAAGGAGACTTCACCATAGACACCCAGGGCATCTGTAGCAGCAATACCAAGACCTGCCTTACCAGAAGGAACAGTGTCATCAGAACCACCGTCAGGAGCGACGTAGCTAGCACCACCTTGGACGTACCAGGAAGCAGACTCACCCAGAGCACCCTCGTAGCCTACGTGGAAATCAGTCGTGGCACCGGTGTAATCCGTGCCCGTCCAACCAGCATTGGTTTCCACATTGACGTAGGGACCTGCAAGGGCAGCACCAGCAGACATAGAGAGAGCAGCAGTGGCTGCGAATACAGATTTGAACATTTGTTAATTACCTTTTAGTTACTTGCGGAATGATTACCCGCAGATGGATAGGGACTCGACATGTCCCGTTTGTTACCTTTTGTCATAAAAATACAAAAGGTGTAATATTTATACTAGGTATAAATTCTGGTTTTACGGTTAACCAGAAAGCGGGAGACGAGATTTGAACTCGCAACAACCTGCTTGGAAGGCAGGGACTCTACCGTTGAGTTACTTCCGCAATGGTGGGGGTAAAACCCCCGACACTTCCTTCACACGGACAAGAGTATCTTAAAACAATTCCTTTAGATTGTCAAGCCACTCATCGGACTTGAACCGATGACCTACGGTTTACAAAACCGTTGCTCTATCCAGCTGAGCTAGAGTGGCAGTTCTACTTTCAGATTAAAAGAAAATATAATTCTCTCTTTATCTGAACCAGATGGTGGTGCAGTATGTACCAAAAAACTTGGAAAAATAACTAAATCACCCTCTTCAACTTCAGGTCTTGCACCACCAATGTTTCCAAAGATGTCTGGAAATGGTGCAGTATATTCTGTAGGTTGATGAACTTCACTATCATAATTAGCATAAAAGATACATGAGTACCCCTGACTACCATGATTATGTGGTGAGTGCCAATCAGAATGAAGATAACCTTGACACCATGGCAATCCAAAATCAGAAATTTTGTACATTTTTTCAAAGTCTGCTAGATGCGGTTTTATGACATCTAACAACTCATCTCCATAATGACGATCTTTTTCAAAATAATCACTATATGATAGTTCCTCATTAGTATTGAACTTTTCAGAACTAAAAGGAACTAAAGATAGAATTCTATTTTTATGCTGCTGCCAGTTAGATATATTAATCTTATGAATGACAACTTTATATAAGTCTAAACTTATCATAATATAGAATTGCTATCAACTCCCCCGGCAGGATTCGAACCTGCGACCAGACGATTAACAGTCGTCGGCTCTACCGCTGAGCTACAGAGGATTGTTTTTTTCTTCTTTTGCAGTTTTGAAATAGAGTTTATAATATCTCTTTTTCATTTCATCAATGGAATCCATATCTTCTTTGAATCCCATATACTTAAGAAGTTGGTATGAACCCTCAAGTTCACTGATCAATCTTAACATATTAATTGAAGATCTGTCAAATCCACCAAATCTATACTTGCTTATGTCTTCCATTCTATATTAATTGAACTAACAATCCTTGGAATACTATCATCTTTAGTACCATTGTCTACACAATGCTTTAGATAGGATGGAAAAATTACAAAATCATCTTCTTCTGTATCAAGAATATAATCACTAAAGTAAGTTGAATTATCTAAAGTATTATATAATTGCTTACTTATATGTTTGTAGTTATCAAAAGGATCACTAATCTTCAGTGGATTTTTAAATCTAGTTGAACTATGAAAGTCTTTATTGTAACTTATATAATGTATACAAGCAAACATACATTGACTATTATCTAATCTATGAAAATGATCGTGCTCCACCATGTATTTGGTATTGATAGCAATATTAGTTAAGTGCCACCTATAGTCAAAATTACCTTGTATGGAAGACATGTAATCTTGGATTATATTATCATAGATGTCATCAAGACTACTTAGATCTGGACCATTCACCATATCATTAGTATAGTGATGTAGTACAGAAAAATTATCCCAATCGTTTCTGTAAGGTTGTTCTTTGTATCTAGAAATACATTCTTCAATAATTTTTTCTTTATCGT